TGTAAGCAATGACTTCATAATCACTATCAATTTTACGAAAGCTGTTCTTCCGAGTGGCCGGGTGATATTCAACAATCGCAGCAGCGCCCTTGGCCGCTTTGCTCGAAAGATTAATGTAAAGAGGCTCGCTGTTTCTATAGCCAACAAAGACGAAGGTGTGAATTGATCCGCTTTTGAGGCCAAAACTTCTCTTGATCGCACCATCTCGGATAATTGAAATAGCTTCCTCTAGCTTGACAGACCTGCCGTCAAGAATGTTTTCAAGCCAATTGCTTACCTCAAATGCTGTGCCATCTCTCCTCAATGCAGCGCCCGTCCCAGTGTATCCGATCAACCCTTTCGCATCTTGCGTCTCAATGGAGAATATCTTCTTTGCGGTATCTATTCGGTGTGATTGATGAAAGTAGCGGTTGTCGGCTGCCATCCACGCCATTCGGTAGTTGACGCCAAAAATCAACAAAGTCATGGGCCACACCTCACTAACACTTGGTCACACGCTTCATCGGACATAACTTGCTTGCGAGGTGCCCGGTCAAGTGGGCGCTACGCTTGTATAGCGGCGGCAGTGACACTCACGTGGCTGTTCGGAAAACTCACGTCGCTGTTCGGAATGATCGTGGACAGGAAGACATGTGGTCCGGCCCCCACCCGCGCTCAGCTGGCCGGACGCAGTTCAAGCCAATCGCGGCCCGCTCTTGCCGTGCCCCAGAGAGGGAGGTGGTGGGCGACCCTGGAGTGTAGTCTTCAAGCCGAAACAACGGTTTAGACTGTAAAACCTCCCCAAGTCGTCTCACTGTTTTCCAACGCTTTTCATCCCGTCTGTCAAACCTCTGCGGGGCTTCCAAGGCGAGGAAGCCCAATGAGTCCAACTGACCAACCCCTAACGAGAACCGCCGCCCCGAGGGCAATCGGAGCGGCGGCAATCTGTGTTTCGTGTGACAGCGAGAAACCTCGACCCCCGACCCGAGAATACCCGAAGGAGAGACTTCCGTGGCTGAAATGATACCCCTTAACCCACCGGAAAACAACCCGAATATGGCCGCCGCGCTCAAATTGGCCGAGGCCGGATTCCCCGTGTTCCCGGTATCTCAGGAGCGCATTCCCCTGGTGCGCTGGAAGGGCGCTGCGACCGACGATCCCGCCCAGGTGCGGCGCTGGTGGCGCAAGTGGCCGGACGCGATGCCTGCCATGCCGACAGGCTCCAAGAGCGGTGTAAGCGTCCTGGACATCGACCGCAAGAACGGGAAGGACGGATATGCCGAGCTTCGCCGTCTCGGGCTCGACCCGGACGCCCTCAGCCATGTGCGGGTGCAGACCCCGAGCGGGGGCGAGCACGTTTATTTCCGGCACCCGGAAGGACTCAGGAACTCGGCGTCGGAGATCGCCCCTGGCCTCGACGTGCGGGGGGATGGCGGCTACGTCCACGCCCTCGGCGCGGTCAACGGCTCGGGTGTCTTCGAAGCCCTCGACACGCACCTGGCCGACGACGTGCTCGGCCTGCCGCGATGGCCCGAGACGCTTAGGCAGGTGCGCCGTGAGCCCGAGCCTGCCCCGAGGCCGAAAGCCCCGGACGCGACCGACGATGACCTGGCCTGGGCGCGGCAGGAGCTTGACGACGTGTGTGCCCAACTGGCCGCCGCCGAGCCTGGCGGGCGCAACCACTACCTTAACCGCGCGGCGCATCGCCTGGGCGGTATCGAAGCCGTGGGGCTCCTGGATGCCCAGGAGACCGGCTATCGGCTCCTGGCCGCCTGCGCCGCGAACGGGCTCCTGCGCGACGACGGCAAGGAAGCCTGCCTCGCCACGATCAAGAGCGGGCGGAAGAGCGGACGCACGGTCCCACGCTATCCCCCGGACCCGCCCGTCACCGACGACGATTTCGAAGACCTTCGCACCGCAGAGGATTTCGAAGACCCGGACCAATGGGCGGCCTTCATCCTCGGCCAGCCGATCCCCGAGGCTCCGGCCAAGAGCAAGACCGGCGGGCTCACCTTCATGTCGCCTGGCGAATGCGAGGAAGAGGCGCGGCGCGGGTATGTCGTCAAGGGGCTGATCGCCCCTGGACAGATCGGGTGCATCTTCGGCGATCCTGGGGCGGGCAAGAGCCTGATCGCCCCGAGCATCGCCTATGCCGTCGCCCAGGGACGCGAGACCTTCGGGATGCGGACCAAGGCCGCGCCCGTCTTCTATGTGGCCGCGGAGCATGGCGAGGCCGACGGCTTCAAGCTGGTGGGTGGCGTCTCCGACCTCTTCCGCAAGGACTCGCCTGACCTCAAGGCGCTGCGCCATGCCGTCAAGGACCAGCGCCCGAGCCTGATCGTCATCGACACGCTGGCCATGGCCTTCCCCGGCATGGACGAGAACAGCGCCGAGGGTATGGGGCGCGTGGTCGCCGTCGCTCGGGCGCTCACCAAGTGGGGCGCGGCGGTGATCCTGGTCCACCACGGCACCAAGGCCGAGGGCAACACGCCGCGCGGCCATAGCCTCTTCAATGGGGCGCTGGACATGGCGTTGCATCTCAAGGCCAAAGACCAGAACGGGATTGTGCGGGGACACCTGACCAAGAACCGAAACGGTTCGATAGACCTCGACATCGCATTCACCATCGGCGTTCACCAGTTTGGCCACGACGATGACGGCGACCCGATCACGTCGGCATTCGCGGAAGAGATTCCGCCCGACGCCCTGACCCGAACGGTTCGGCTCTCACCGACCGAACGGGCGGTCATGGCCAACTTCGCGGACCTGGCCCGAGGCGCGGATCACGTCGACCGGCAGGGCCTTCGCGACAAGTGCCTCTCGGATGCGGCGGTTTCATCTGCCGAGAAAGAGGCCAACAGGAAGGACACGTTCAACAGGGCGCTCAAGTCTCTGGCGCAGAAACGGGTGCTGGACGTGGGGACTGACCAAGTGGGGCTGGTCAATCCTGGGGGCGTTTCTGACGACGATTTCGAAGACCTGGAAGATGAGGGGGCGGAGCAATGAGCCCGATACCGACCGATACCAAGCCGATACCAGTATCGCCTGCATCGCCCCGGCATGGCTGTGGATGCCGATACCGACCGATACCACACCCTTTAGGGTGGTATCGGCGTATCGCATCGCTGCCCCGCGCCTGTAGCCCCCTCTGGAAATCTCTGGAGTTTCCTAGAACCGCAGGGAGAGGGGGCGGCGGGGGCGGGTCCCTCCTGGAGTTGGCGTGTCGCGGGGGGCGCGGAGCCCCTTCATCTCGCTCACTCCAGAAAATTCCAGAAACAGAATCCAACTCTGGAGTGGTTGAGTCATGAAACCCGAAATCCACGACCCCGAAGACCTCTTGGGCTTCGATTGGCCAGCGCCGGAGAACTGTGAAACCGTGAGCGCCGCCGATCTGTCCGAATGGCTGAACCTGTCGCCCGCGCGCATCCACGCCCTGGCCCGCGAAGGCGTGATCCCGAGAAACGACGGGCGGTTCGAACTGCGCCCCGCGATCCTTGCCTATGTGGAGCATCTGCGGGCGGGGCAGAAAGGCCGCCTGACCAGCAACCCGGACCTGGCCGAACAGAAGCTCCGGCTCGCCAAGGCCAACGCCGAAAAAGTCGAGATCGCGAACGCCAAGGCGAGGGGCGAACTCCTGGACGCCCGGCAGGTCGCCCATGAATGGCGGGCCGTGGTGGTCGACCTGCGCGCCGCCGTCCTTGCGATCCCGAGCCGCGTGACCGCGCGCCTGGGGCTCGACCGGAAGGCGACTCAAGCCCTCGACGCTGAAATCCGAGACGCCATGGAGATGATCGCCGATGACCGTTGATCCCCGTTTCGCCGATCTGCGCCGCGAGGCGCTGGAAGCCTTCCGCCCGCCCGCGAAGCTGCGCCTGTCTGAGTGGATCGAGTCCAGCATCTTCCTGCCCTCCAGCCTAGCCGCTCAGCCTGGGCGAATGCGTCTCTGGAAGCCGCAAGTCGAGATCGCCGACTCCATCGGTGACGATACGGTCGAGCGCGTCACGATCCTGAAATCGGCCCGCGTCGGCGCGACCCAACTCATGGTCGGCGCGCTCGGGCATTTCGTCCAGAACGACCCGTCGCCGGTCCTCTGCACCGTCCCGGCAGAGGCGGACGCGCGGCATCTCATGGTGAGCGTGGTGGAGCCGACCTTCAACGAGTCGCCGTCGCTGCGGGCGGCCCTGACGACGGATGCGTCGGGCCGCGACGTGCTCTTGCACCGGCATTTCGCGGGCGGATCGCTGTCTATCGTTTCGGCCCGCGCGCCCCGCAACCTTCGCGCCCGCACGGCGCGGGTTCTTTTCGCCGACGAAATCGACGCCTACGAACTCAGCGCCGGGGTGGAGGGCGATCCCGTCGACCTGGCGATCCGGCGGACCATGACGTTCGGCAATCGGCGGATCGTCCTGGCCTCGACACCCGTCGACGCCGAGACCAGCCGGATTCTGCGGGCATATGAACAGTCCGACAAGCGGGTCTTCGAAGTGCCCTGTCCGGGGTGCGGCGACTTCCATGAGATCGTCTGGGCGGACATCTGGTGGGACGCGGACAAGCCCGAGACCGCGCATTGGGTGTGCCCGTCCTGTGGGTCGGTGGTGGAGGATCACCAGAAGCCGCCCATGGTCGCAGAGGGCCGCTGGAGGGCTACAGCGCCCCAGGTGGCGGGGCACCGGGGATACAAGCTCACGTCCCTGACCTCGACCCTGCCGAACGCCTCCTGGCCGCGCCTGGCCGCCGAGTTTGTGCAGGCCAAGCGGAGCCCGACGACCCTCAAGCCCTGGCTGAACACCGTCCTGGGCGAACCGTGGAGGGGCGAGGGCGACGACCTGGACGCGACCGACCTCGGGGCGCTCCAACGCCCGTTCTCGCTCGACTTCGTGCCTCCTGACGCCCTCCTGGTCACCGTGGGGGCCGACGTGCAGGCGGATCGCATCGAAGCGACATTCGTCGCCTGGACGCGAGACGGCGACATGCGCGTGCTCGGCCATGAGACCGTCTGGGGCGCACCGACCGAGAACGAGACCTGGGCCGAGGTTGACGACCTCTTGCGCCGTCAATTCCTTCACCCTGCCGGGGGGCTCCTGACGGTCGACGCGGCGGTCATCGACTCCGGGAATTGGGCGGATCAGGTCTATGGATTCTGCCGCCCTCGGGCCTCTAGGCGTGTCCTGGCGGGCAAGGGGGTGGCCGGGTTCTCTCGCCCGTCCCTGGCGTTCTCCACAAGCCGCAAGCTCCGTCTCGGGCTGGTCGGTATCGACGGCATCAAGCAACAGCTTCACCAGCGCCTCGCCCATGGTGAAACGATCCTGTTTTCCGAGACCCTGGGCGGGGACTACTTCGACCAGATTCGGGCCGAGCGCCTGGTGACGAAATACAGCCGGGGGCACCCGGTGCGGCGATGGGAAGTCATCAGCGGGCGGCGGAATGAAGCCCTCGACACCCTGGTCTACGCCTTCGCGGCCCGCCAGCTTGTCGGTGTTGACCTAGATCGGCGTGCAGATGACCTATCCCGCGTGACCGGCCCGAAGAAAGCCGCTACCGTGGTGCGATCAAGATGGCTGGAGAGGTAGTTTTATGTTCGGATTTCTGGGAAAGAAGAAACAACCCGAGCCATTTCGGGAAATCCTGAAAGGCGGTAATGCAGAGTATGCAAATTTTGTGCGAGAGCTTTTCAATGGACTGGACAACGCCACAAAAGCGCACGTCCTTGTCGCGTATCAGAATCTCATTCCAATAGTCGGCGCGATGCACAATGTCTCGCGACAGAAAGGGGTAGCATTCTCAATAGATGATTTCATAGTTGACCTCTCTAGAAAACAAGAAACTGCCAAGGATGA